AAAACATTATTTGACCTTGTTCCTGATTTTGATAAGAAAAAGATTAAAATTAATAAATTGAAAGATGGTGAAAGAATTATTAAGAAACGTAAACTGATAAATGGTAAGGGAGGATTTANTGATGTAGAGATTGCAGCACAGATGCTTCCNGACGGNACTCTAATGGGAATAGTGAGGTTATTGTAATGGCTGGTGAGAATGGATTTGGCGAATATAAGAAACATATTCTTGAGACTCTGAAAAGAATTGATAGCAAGACAAATGATATTGATGAGAAAGTCAATGCGATTGCGACTGAAATTGCAGTATTGAAATTCAAGTCTGGTTTGTGGGGAGCAACTGCTGGAATGATACCAGTTGTAATTATGATAATAATTAGATATTCTAATTGGAAATAAAATAATGCAACCAAATCATTTACTAACATCATTACAAAATTTCCAAAATTATATCAATAAAACATCTGCAACAAATGATTTTGTGATTGAGAAATTGATAATGGCATCAAGTGCAGATCAACGGAAATGGTTTTACAATAATGGCAAAGACTGATGGTTAGCCCACTGCAATACTTTGATACTTTTCAGCATCCGCTTGGACAGGAAATAGATCTATCCTTTACAACGCCGGACACCCTGCCAACAAGCTACACGGTGTACATTTTCAAAAAGGAAGGTAGCGATGTAACTCAAACTGAAATAGATGATTATTTTGCAAGTAACCCACCAGCAAATGTGACGGTTTACCAACTGCAAAAGGATGCAGATAATAAAACGCCATACTACATGGACGATCTCACCGTTGAGAATGGAAAAACTTATTATTATAAAGGTGTTGTAAAAGACGACGGGTCCGGGAATGTCTCTACGCCTATAGGTGACAATGCAACCGCACAGGTTACTGCGACAACAAAAATAAAAGATGCGAAAGACGAGATCATTAAACTTGTCAAACGCATTCTCAATAACTATGGCATGAAGGAAAGAAAGCACTATCATCTATCCGGTGAATATGGTCTTGAAATCGAGAAAACGCCAGCTATCTATGTAGTGCGTTCGGGAGGTAATGTCGCCAGCAGATTCATCGGAGCATTAAAAGAGGAAACAAGCGGGTACTCCACATATGGCGAAATCGACTTGGATATCATCCAAATAATCTGGGAAGACCCGAGTGCAGTACGCAGGGATAATCTCACTAATATTTTCAGGGAAAATAAGGAAACAATTCGTCAATACCTGCTACATCCAAACGGAGGCGGAATGATATGGGCTGATATTACGATGGAAGGTGATGCAATCAATCAAGCGGTGAGAGACAGAATCCAAGTAAGCGGTATGATGACCATAGCATGCGGGATTGAGGTAGAGCAAACTTTTACAGACAACATGGCATCATGGATTGATAATAACCAGAAAAATATGGAGTAAAGCAAATGGCGAAAAAGAAAAAAGAACCAAAAATTAACCACACTATATCCCTCGGTGAATACAGTGCTTTGCGGGGAATAAAGGAAACGGTCATCGCCGGATTTAAAGTCTGGCTTGGTCAGGCAACAGCAAGAACACTTCCCCAATGGGACAAAGCATTAAATCATTATATGAAAAGTTAGGAGTTTAAAATGAGTCAAATAAGTTTCGACGGAAAAATATTAAGGGAACCGCAGGCGGCCAGCAAACTGGTGGTGGGGATCCCGCCCAAAGCGAATCCATTGGCAACGGGTCGTGTTATTGTATTGGGCACATCGGAAGGCGGGGTACCTGATACAGTCCAGTGGTTTTCTGATAAATCTCAAGCCAAAGATGTCCTGCGTAGCGGAGATGCTCTCCGTGCAATAGGGTATATTTTCAACCCCTCGCCACAGCATGACGGGGCTCCAGCAGTTGGATTTATAAGGACTCAAACGGCCGTTCAGGGTAGTCTCACAAAAGGAAGTTTGAAATTCACAGCACTGGACTACGGAAAATGGACTAACAATATTCAGGTGAAAGTTGAATCCGGAACAGATGCGGGATCCAGTAAAGTCACCATCAACTACGACGATAAATACGAAATAGGCGACAATCTCGGATTGGCCATATCAATACAATACACCGGATCATCAACAAAAGGCATGATCGAAGTAACATCAGCAGATCATATAATCGGCACACATGGCCCCACAACAGGACAGGAAAACCAGAGTTTTGACTTTGACCTGGCATTGAGCAGTTACAATACTGTAGATAAGGTGGCACAGGCTATCAACAATGTAGCCGACTGGACATGCACTATTTACAACAATGCCCCAGCAGGAGTTGGAACATTAAATTCAAATGCGCTGAATACCTTGGCCGCTGTCGATTCAAAAACAGCATCGCTGGCATTAAAAGCATACCCGCACATCGTAACACATTGGGTAGATAATAATTCTGCTTATGTGTCGGCCTCTATCATTACAGATGGGACGCAAATTACCAACACTACCGGATATGAACCTCTGGCCAGTGGTACAGAAGGCACGATGGATACAACCGCAATCACCAATGCGCTGACAAAGATAGAAGAAGAAAACTGTCAAATAGTGTGGATTGATTCTGAAACAGCCACTAATCATGCTCTGGTGGATGGACACTGCAGAAACGATGCAAAAAATGAACGGTTTGGTGTTTTCGGTAGCGCAAGCCAAACCACTAAAGCCGCCGCTATAACAGACGTAAAATCAGCCGCTAATACTCTAAACAGCGCAAGGTCAATTCTCGTCGCATGCGGAATAAAGGATTTCAAAGAAGATGGTAGCGGTACGGAAGACTTGTCCCCAAAATTCTTCGCCGCAAAGATAGCCGGGCTGGCCGCTGGTTTACCTGTGTACGAGCCGTTAACCCATAAAGTCTTTGCCTGTGTCAGTCTGCAGTATGACTTTACACAGGACGAAAGGGAAGACCTCATCAACGCCGGAGTCCTTGCCCCACGTTTCTACGACGGACTTGGGTTTATTGTTAATCAAGGCATAAACACTTTACAGAACAACCTGAATCTCTGGGATACCAGTACGAGCCTATCCCCGGAAATCAGTCTGATGCGATCAGCTGATCAGGTTAACAAAGAACTACGAGTCGCCGCCGAAAAGCAATATGTTGGCGGAACAGTCGGTGTAGGCAGAGACACCATAATAGGATTTGTAACAAGCTACCTTAAGGACAAAGAAAGGGAAGGCGTAATTGCTCTCAACGACAGCGATCCGGCAAATGTACTTCCGGCATGGCAGGACGTATCGGCTACACGGTTAAGCGACGGCTGGCACGTTAAATACAGCGTGCGGTTCAATAACCCATTCAATTTTTTCTTGCTTGAAACAGTGGCAGTACTCTAACACATAATATTGAAAGGATAACATCATGAGCGTAAAACATGGATCAAGAGTAGAAGTTTTATTCGACGGCAACCCAGTTGGGGTGCTAACGAATTTTGCTCCAAATGAAGATACCGGAATGCAACCAGTCTACGGCATTGGCCATCTACAGCCACAGGAACTTGCTACCACACGTTACACCGGAACATTCTCGTTCACAAAACTGCTGGTATCAGATGCTAAAGTACAGGATATCGGATGGATTGAATCAGACCAGAAAACACTGTCCCAGATTTCAGAGAGTTTTCTGACAAGAAAAGGATTCAACATTGAGATAAAAGATAAATACACGAATCAGGTATTAAAAACTTATTCCGGTTGTAAAGTCGCAAGTAGGGGAATGAACGTTACCGAAAATGCCATTATCATGGAAAACGGCAACGGTCAATTCCTCGATGCAAGCGAACCGAATACTGTTCAATAAATAAGGAGATAAGCAATGGCGGAAAACATTGTCATCCTCGAATACGAGGGACAATCTTATCACCTTAAAAAGAATCTGACCGTTGGAGAAACGCTGAAATTATCGGGGAAGCGTTTCTCCCTTACAAACGGTCAATACGATGCATTAGCGCAGTCAGAGATTGCCGGAGACAAAAACATGGCTTTCCTCGCTGACATCGTAGTCGAACTGGACGCAAGGATTCTCAAAGCACCAGATGACTGGCAGGGCGCAGAAAAGGTGGAAGATACTAAAAAACTTCTCGGACTATGGAAATTATGGGTTCAGGAATCGGGATTTTTTCGAAAACCCATCGCCGACGCAGAAGATACGACGGCGAGAGGACTTAAAAGCGAAGGCGAGGAAAAACCTTCAACGCAACTGGATGAGAATCTGGTTCAGGAAGAAATACAATCTGTCACCTAAAGATACAAGATTCTTGGATATGACGGATGAAGAAATCGAACTGGATTATCTGGAAAATACAGAACTGGAAAAAGAGTTAGATGAACAGCATAAAAACGAACAGCCTCACTGTGATGATTGCGAATACATCGGACAGCCTTATCCACAAACAAACCTCTGCCCTAAATGCGGATCGAATATGAAAATTCCTGGCAAAACATACGGAGATGACTTTGATGAAGATTTAAAAGATATCGGGATAGACCCGAAAGATATTACCCCTACAACATCCCGCCCCAGACAGTGATGCCGAAGTGACTCCCCGGCACCTTTCGGTGTCGGGGTGATCGGATCACCAATGGAAGACATGCCTGCACAGGCAAACACAATAACACCAAAAACTAAAAAGGAATTATGAGCGAAGTCCGCATTAACATAAGCGCACAATCTACTGGAGATCATGCGATCCAAAAGCAGATCGACGATTTGCGTAATATATCGAAAGCGTCTGAAGAAGCAACTGAACAGCAAAAACTGCTTAACGAAGCAACGGAACTGTACGGTGATAATTTGCAGAAAACCAATCGGTATGTCATGGAAGGACTGCGTATCAGCCGTGATCGTGCNTTACACGGGGCAAGAGAAAGGGTAGCGGAAACTGAAGCAAAAATTAAACGGGCTCCTTATGATTTTTCACTACAACATCAACTGGACAGGAGAAAAGCGGAATACGACAAAGTACGAAATGAGTACGCAGATGAAATGATGGCAGAACGGGAACGTGTATTCGGAGGCCGGGAGGCACCAGCGGATGATGGAGGTATGGACATGGCATCTATGCTCACACAAGCAGGCATTACCAGAGGTATGGGCGGAATGGCACAAGTGGGAGTCGGGAGATTTGTAAGGTCAGGGTTGGGACGAATGGCAGGTATGAGTACGATGGGTAAAATCGGCATGGGAGCGACTATAGGAGGTGCGGCGTACCTCGGATATAAAGCTATCCAATGGGCAGGCGAGGGCATGGATTTGAACAAAAGATTTTATCAGGATATGCTACCGTTCAGAGCGGCAATGAAAGACATGGGAGGGGATGTAGACAAAATGAACTCCCGCATGGAAAAAATGTCATTAAATATTGGTGAAAGCGTATTCAATACTATCGCATTATCAAAGGAATGGATGAAGATTGGAGGAGGTGACGTATTCGGCGATAAACAAGTGATGGCGATGGATACAACGGTTAAGATGGCTAAAATGTATGGTTTAGACCCAAACCTTGCAATTTCATATACAGGACAGATGGCAAGATACGGCGGATATACAGGTACGCAAGGCAGAATGAACGATGAATCATTAACAAAGGGTTTTTAGCTAACGCAGAAATTGCCAATATGAGTGGAATGAGACGTTCAGAATTTGTCAACCAAGTATTAAGCGTAACACAGGCTATCGGCAGAACAGCCGGAACAGTCAGTCCTGAAATAGCCAACTATTTAGGAAACTTTGCCAGCATGGGAGAACCATTCAAAGGTGAAAGAGGGGCATCATTATTCGCAAGATTAAACGCAGGCATCGTAAGCGGAGGGCAAAGTGGGTTAGGACTACTGGCGGCTAAAAATGTTGTCGCATCAAGAGGCAAAGGATCGGGCGATATCTACGATTGGGAAATGCAAAAATTGGAAGGATTAAACGACCCTGAAATGCTGAAGGAATATTGGCGCATAGCTAAAAGTATGACAGGCGGTGATAAAAGGAGAGCGGGATTATTACTATCCAGAGAATTAGGCATGAAAGACCAATTGAAAATGCTATACAATGCAGATACAGAGATGAATAGCGTCTTCGAAAAAGTAGATGCTGGACAATTTGTAGAAGCCCAAGAGGACTGGAAGAAAGCGCAATCAGCCTACGAGGCCGATTTAGGTTGGAGAAGTAAATTGGGCACAATTTCCAGTGAAATAATTAAACTAAACACAATGGAAAGCGCATTCTCACTTAAAGTTAAAAATATCGATGATAACCTAACAAATTTAACAAACCATATTATTGGACAAAAGGGGACAAAACTCGTAAGCAATGAGGACGTATCAAACTATCATGCGCATACAAACAGTTCTATTATATACACACAAAAACCTGCCACCGTTGGTGAAAAACAGAGAATGATGGAGTAGAATGACACGCTGGACACAAAGAAAACCATTCGTGAGAATAACCTTTTATACAAAGAAGGGGAATGTCACCATTGGAACAGGACTCGATAATGTAAAAGATGTTGTAACAGTTAACACCACCAATACAATGAACGAAGCGGCTGGAACATTTCAGATAGACCTGGTGGCACGGAAAATTGATGGCAATAATACATACGCAGATATTTTAACTCCTTTGGACATAGTAGAAATAGAAATCGGCAGTAAACAAACTGTAATGATGGGATTGATTGACAGGGTGGTAGATAAGGGCAGTATATCTGCAAATGGAGTAAATAGACGCATTTCAATCACAGGAAGGTCGTTAGGGGCTGTATGGTTATTTGACAATGTAAAATATTTCAGAGGAATATCGGCAGATCAACTTCCGCCAGATTTGAAAAATAGAGCAAACGTAATTGTGAAAGGAATGGCAAATATAGAGTTTTATGGGTTATCAGCAATAGAAGCAATAAAACTAATATTAGAAAAATATACAGCATTAGAACAAGACTACAACCAAAACACAGATGATAAAACAGTCCCAGTTTATGCCTTGTATGATAAAATTAACTATGACCTTGCGACAGTGGAAGGAAGAAATATTTACAATCCAGGGTTGGCAATGTTTGAAGGAAGCGTCTGGCAATATATGAAGTCCTGCATAATTCCGCCATTTGAAGAAATGTGGACGGATTCAATAGAAGGAAGATTGGTATTAAGAATGAGACCTGCCCCATTCAATTTAGAAAGCGAAACAATAAGCAGGTCAGAAATCAAAACGTCTAAATATTACGGTATAGAAGATACCGTGCCTATAGAATCGACATTAGCACACGGATGGAATTATTATAATAACATGCTAACCGAAGAAAACGGGCATGTAATAACACCCAAGGAAACCATAGGCTATAACCTTTCAAAATCTCATGGCGAAGGGGCATCATATTTTGAGGTATTTCCTCAAACTATATTAAATTATGATGCGTTCTTTAAAAATGCAACCTTCCCACCTCTGATCGACGTAGACCTAATGCATTCATTGGGGAGCAGAGGACAATCATTTAATGTTAATTTAGTCCCTCTAACAGCGGACGGTGCTTTACCAATAGATGTAGATATCACTAAATGGATATCTGACGTAAGAAACAAGGCATATCTATGGTACAAGGACAACCATAAGTACATAAGCGGGACAATCAGCGTAAAAGGAAACTCTGAATACAGGGTAGGAGATAAAATAAGACTACAAAACAGAGAGGGAGTGGAAAAAACATTTTACTGCGAAGGAGTCACAAATACCTTCACATGGGGACAGCCATTCACCACCACACTGACTCTAACAAGAGGGGCAACAGAAACAGATAGACAAAAATGGTGGGACGATGGTAAATATAAAATTGATAATTACAAACTAAATGCATCGGATATACAGAAAATTCCAATAACAGAACTAATACCTGATAGCGTTCCTGAAGATAAGAAATCAGCATACATAAAGGTGAAGAATACAATTGATAAGGTGTTGGATAAAATGGCTGAAGCAGATACATATGGATACATTAATTCAGAATCAGCAAAGAAATTAATGTTAGGGACAGCAATAACGGAAAGCGGTGGATTAAAACATAAGAAACAGCTTATTTCGTATAGTGATAATGGGGATATGGTGGATGGAGTAGCCTTGTCCTATTGGCAGATAGAACCATCCACTGCATTTGATCATTACGAAAACTTTCTAAGTGCTAATAGCAAACGAAGGATTGATCTTGAGGATAAAATAAATAGTGTAACAGGTGTTTCTAAAGATAACCTTCAACCTCCATTCGACATGGAATNGTCTTTATTAAATAATATAGAATTTGCATGTGCAATGGCTCGTGTGAAATACTTAAGGGACGTGGAAAAAGATCAACCGCCTGATATAAATAATGAGAATCTACACATCCCGACAGAAATGGCATTATACTGGAAAAGAGCATACAACACAGTAAATGGTAAAGGCAAAGCAATAACATTCAAAAAATACTATGAAAACTGGGTAGCCTGATGGAAGTCAACCAAAAAGGATACATCCCACCAGCAGACAACCGATCCATGCCAAGCCTCATGGAGTTAGGGCATGTAACATCGGTGGCAGAGCAATACCATGCAGTTAACGTGGAGGGATATCGTAACGGAAAAGAATACTCACTGGTAAAAGTCGCAGGCATGGCGTATTGGCTACCGCAAGTAGGGGATATGGTAATATTGGCATTCATCGACGGGTATAATGAAATGCCAATAGTTTTAAACAAAGTCATGGGTGTTGGCAACGAACTCTACGCAAGTAAAAAAGATGATATTCACATTGACCACGTCATTAAAGATGCAGATAACATTATTACAGGTATAATAAATTTGCGTACAGATAAATACGGTAACTGTACTATAACAATGTCCGGGATACAAGGCAATTTTAATATTAAAGCAAACGGTCAGGGCGGAAACATTACATTGCAGGGGAACGGAGCATTGGCAGTGCGAGTAGTTGGTGACGCAGACATCGAAACAAGTGGAAATTTAAAATTATCCACTATGGGTGATGCAGAAATCGACAGCGACGGAGATGTTAATGTAAAAAGTCGTGGAAACGCTGATATTACAGTCGAGGGAAACGTAGATATCAAAACATTGAAAGAAGAAGGAATAATCAATTTTAATAACGGAGAAAAAGGAATCGCCAGAAACGAAGATAAAGTTTACTCCGACGTAGAGACAGAAAAGACTTACTGGGAATGGCTTTCCGGGTTAATTAATGTTTTTACAACCGTATGGGTGCCTGCTCCAACCGATGGTGGAGCCTTGCTAAAAACAAGCGTAAATGCATTCCTAACAGCAAACCCCGTTCCGTCATCGATGACCAGTAAAATAATAGAATCCAGCGAAACCGTGAGGGCTGGTGATTAATATGCCGGATTTATTCACAAGACTCATGAGCGCACCCGTTCCCGTGTTGATTGATAATCCGCCGAAGGCCATCACTATAATGGTTATGACAAAAGATATGCCCTTGTCGATCACCTTTCCCATAATGCCGGAATCGCTCATGGCATTGAAAAAATATTTAGTTACCATAACAAATACAATCGGCGGAGGATGGGTAGACGATTATGGTAATGCGCCATCGCCTTTCACAATATCCGGAACATTTGGCTATAACACAAAAGCCGAAGTTGGCGGAAAGACATATACAGGATTCGGGTGGACGAAATACTTGGAGTGGTTGGTAGATCAAAGCCACGAACCAGACGAAGACGGAGCGATACCGGAAACATGGATGTTAAGTTGGATAAGTCAGCATTTTTATAAAATAGTCATGGAGGACTTTAATATCACCCAAAAATATCAGTAGAAATAATTTGTGGGTATACACAGTTAGAATAACAGCATTGGAGCCAATTATCAATTATAATGCAACCAGCATAGCAGATAAAATAGCCGTAAAGTTAAGTGCAGAGGTATTAACAGGCTTCACAGGCAGAGTAATCGAGGCAGTAAGTCAGATCGAGTTATAATATGTTATATCAAAAAATTACATCGATAGAAGATACTCCACCCTACAAGAGTGGTCTAAAGAATTTTTCACCAGGACAGTGGGGGTTACAGAATACAGCAAAGCGTACCGGGGTTGCTAAAATTAGATCAAATCCATTTGCCGCAACGATACAGAACGCCGGGGTACGTAAAGATTTCAAGAAACTCCAAAAAACACTGGCAAAGGTGGAAAAAGCAAAACATTATATATACGAATACGCAAGCGGCCAGATGTTCGATGAACTCATCGAATCCTTTACCGGAGAGGACACCTCCATATTTACTAATACTACATTATTCGGAGATGTGGAGCCAAGACAGGAAACCAATGTAATTGGCAGGACAAGGGAGCAACTGCGCAGGACAAGTATCGTCATAGAAGACATCAATACAGCATTATCAACGATTGACATAATGTACACAAAAGTGAACAGGATACTTGACAACACGGAATCGTCATATTTCAGCCGCAATAAACGANGCGAATCGCTCTTGTCATGGGCGTTAAGAAAAGGAGTAAAACTGAATCCGGATGCAGAAGTATATCCTAAACTTGCTATCGAAAACGCCCAATATATATCACCAACCGATTTGTGGGGCCTGCTGGATATGTTCGACAGCATCCGTTATGAATTGGAAACACTTCGGGCACTCCCAGCTTATTTCCGGACAGGGACAGACGCAAGCAGCCAAAATGTCCAAACCCCTGTCAGGACAGTAATAGCCAACAAACATCAATCCATAGAGGCATTGGCGCAGGCAGAATTCGGGGATACGAACAAAGTCAATACACTATTGGAATTTAACAACCTTGAATACAACGACGTGGAAGGTGATTTATGGAACGGTAAAGAAATAAATATACCGGACAGTGGACGATTCGAAGTCCGTCATGATAATATGGTATTGGATAAGCATACTGGAGCCAATGTCTTGGGTCGTGATCTTTCAAATGAACTAATTACAAATGATGGTGACCTTGAGGTACTACAAGAAACAGACACATTTATTCAAGCCATAGGCAATATTATTAAAACGCCTTATGGTTCGATTATTGACAGCCCGGGATATGGAAGCCGAGCACCAAACAAAATAGGTCATAGCATGGGTAATTTGCAACGAAATGTCAGTGGGATAGAAATAGCAAGAGCAATCCAAGCAGACCCCCGTGTTGAGGCTGTGAGCGATGTACAAGTAAATCAGGATCATGATGCCTATAGGATCAAATACAAAGTTAAGGCTATCAACAGCCAGCAGGAATATCAACTCACAGATAATATGGATACGACATGATTATAAAATCCAGAATAAATATTTTATCAGACATGATTCGGTGGGAAAGAAACAATAATTCTTCACTAACAGACTTCAATCCCGTCGGAGTTATTCGCTCCATTTACAACGCAGTGGCCGC